AAGCAATGAGAGCGTCATTGACGGCTTCGTCTAATAACGCTCCCAGTAAATTGCTATCACTTTCCTGATAGTTTGCGCCTAAATCGGTGATGATTGAGCTTAATAGATTAGCCTTCGTCATAGACGCTCCTTGTCACATCCTAAATGGATGCGATCTTCTTGACAGCGATCTGTGCTGGTGATGTGACCTTTAAACCGCTGTTGATCTCGACCTGTGCCTTTGAGCCAGCGAACATTTCAGAATCAACGATTCTCATAACTTCCAGATTGTCGACCAGAGAGAATGCTTCGTATGAGCCAACGATCATTTCAATTTTGGTAAGATCAACGGACTGTAAAGTGCCTGTTGCATCGTAATATTTTGCCTGTGCTTCATCAAAGCCGTTGCATTCGATGATTGTTAAGCCGAATCTCTTTAACAGTTCAGCTGTTCTGACGGCTGGATCATAGACTTCCTGAATGCCGATTTCACCTAACAGCAAGGCGTAAATTGCGGTGGAGACAAGTGCAAAGTTTGCGTTGCCGTGTGCGTCCTTGATCTGCTTTCTTAAAGCTAACAGATTTGTAACGACAGTCTGTGCCGTGGATGCGGTGGTATTAGCGCTTGCGGTGCCTTCCTTTGCCAGACAAGCCAAAGCGGAATAGCGTCTTGCTTCTCTGACGGTTGCAATTGCGTCTGCCAGATATTCTTCGCCCATGTCAAAGGCAACAGCGTTAGCCTGTACGCCATAGAGTTTTCTTGACTGCTGGTAGTTATTGTTTAATGCGATCGGGATCAGCTCGTCGTCTGCTGCTACATCGGAGAAGTCTCTGCCTGGAGTGCCGACGGTGACAGCCTTCTTGTCCAGCTTGTGAACAAAGATCTGACCAGCTGGACCGATCGAATACTTGCTTGTAAAGGTGACGTTCGGGATTAACACGTCATCGGTGTAAAGATTCGGTTCAACGATCGGAGAATATCTCTCGTCAACGTTCTGTGTGCCGTATAAAATAGCCATTTTTTTCCTCCTTATTTCTTGTAAAATGGATTGTCCTTGTATTTCTCATCAAGAAATGCCTTATCTGACGAAACGCCAGTGGTCCTGATCTCTTGCGGTCTTGGCTGTTTCAGCTTCTCATTGACCGCCTTCTCGACCGCCTTGTTAAAGACGGATTCGATCACGTCCAGTTTTTCCTTCACGTTCTCGGCGGTTGCGCTGGAATAATCGATCAGGTTCAATAGCGTTACATCGATACCTTTTTCCGTTGCGATCTTGGATGCCTCATCCTTCAAGCGGTAGGCGTTAAGCTCCGCAACGGCTTGCGTCCGCTCCGCCTCTAGTTTCTGGAGTTCATGCTGATGCTTTTCATCCTCCGTCATCTTGGCCAAAGCTTCCGCTTCGCTTCTTTCCTTCTCGGCTTTCTTCTGCCAGCTTGCTTCCCATTTCTTCTTCATGCCTTCGGCCTTGCGGTCGAACTCGGCCTGATACTCTGGATCTTTCAGCAATTCATCAAAAGTAAGCTTCGGTGTTTCATTTGTCGTTTCAGGAACGACATTTACATTTTCGTCCATTCTTTTACCTCCTTGTCCAGACCATCAAAAAAGCGCATTTAAGTGCCTTTGCCAGTCCATACATTGTGACGAAAGAACTGTATAGTTCTAGTACCTCATCGGTACTGTGCAAAGCGTAAAGAAAGGGAAACCATGCGGGAAAAAGATTTAAAACCCGTTCCAAAAGAAAAGTTTACGCTCTGCACACTGCCGACAAGACAGTGTTTAAATCTGATAGGTTAAGGTGGATCTGCACCAATGGAAATGATCCGATATCGGTGGCATATTTAGGCCCTGTACCAGCCCCTTGCATGTGACCTCGATCTCCTTTTTGTTAAGATCGGAATACCTTGTAAAGGTGTTTTCATCGATTGTGTTGAAGATCTGACCGTTCAAAGACTTGCACATCCTTGTTGTCTTCTCATCAATCACGGCGACAAACCTCACCTTCTGATTTTTCGGACCCCATGTGTAGGCCTGATTCGACACGTTTCTGGTTGCGTCATCCAAAGCGCCTGAATATTTGTCATCATTCACCCTCAATATCCTGTGCGCTTGCTTAATAAGCGTGATTTTTAAGGCGTTCTCGTCAATTTCCACGCTCTGCAAAGACATTAAAACAAACACTTCCATCTGATCCACTTGGCTCATCAATACCCCGTCAAGATATTCCAGATAGGTGTTTTGTGTGACGGGCATCGTGCAAAACGACAGAATAACCGCCAGCGTCAGCAAAGGGAATTTATCTTCCCTTCGGTCTGCGATGGATTGGTTATAGGCATCGACTGCGGAAACCTTGAAAACGTCATTGGAGACTGTTTTTACCTTCTTGAGACGCTTGGCATAAATACCGCATATCAAGAGTTTTAAGACGCTTTTGTACGTCCATGTATGAGTGCTTATCAGGTATTGTAAATAGCCCGTAACAAGCCCCAAATCGTGCCAGGATTCGATCTGATCTTGCACATACCTTTTAACCTTTGAATTAACCTTCTGGTTAAGCCTGTCATAGGTAAAACCTATGGTTTTCAAGGTATCTAATACATCATCTCCGACCATGCGGTACGCCCTTATCACATACGGATAAGCCTTCTTGAGCGCCCGCTCGGTTTTCTTCCATCTGCGTTCAACGATCTGCTCATCCGTAAGCTCTTCAAACGTGTAGCTCTGATCCAGCTTCTCGTCCAGGATCTCAAGTTTTACATCATGCGTTTTCATCTAAATCTTGCTCTTGCACGCCACTTGCCTGTAACAACTGCATCCTCTCGATGTTCTGGATCATGTTTGTTTCCGTTTCCTGATCCATCTTTTCCTTTTCGGAAAGATAGTTATAACCCAGTTTTTCAACGATGGTCTGCTGTGAGATCAAACCGTTCAGTTTTAACATTTCATCGATCAGTTCGACATCATTTGCTGGTAAGTTCTTCGGAATTTCTATCTCGATGTCTCTGAAGTCAAACGTTGTACCCTTCTTGAGATTGATTCTGTTAAAGATAAGCTCCCAGCGCCTTAAATAGGCCTTTTTAAGCTGTGCGACGATGTTTTCCGTATTCATGTTCATTACATAGAATTTACGGTCTATGGCGCTTGCATTGAGGTCTGCGGAATTGAATGCCAGATCGGATGTGTTAGGAATGCCCGCCAGCTGGAAGATCAAATCAATGTAAATCTTCAGCATGGTCTGCACGCCGTTAGCATCCACTGGTTTTGACAGCCACGTTACATCTCCGCCTTCGCCGACATAGATCGTTCTTGACTTGATCCACATATCGTCTTCCTGAATGCGGGCCTGATTCACCACGACTTCGCCCTGTTCGTTTGTCGTTGTCATCGGATTTTGAGGCTGGTAATTGACGATCTTAAGCTTGCAATCGGAATCGTTGTACTGATAGGTGTTTCTTGCGTTCTGCACCAACTGCTCATAGGCGGATATCACGTCTTCGCATGTCTCAAAAATAGACATGTCCGTTTCAACGGCAATCGCTGGAACATCTCCCCAGTTTGCGTTTTGACGCTGGTCTACAATTTCGTGGGCGGATTCTCCGCTGACCTGAAATGTTCTGGACCCGTTTACATCGGTGATCTCCACTTTGTGCGTGATCGTTCCCACCGCATCTTTCTCATCCCATAACCTCACTAACCCCGTGAGATTGGCTGGGATATCATAATCCCACGTTGCCACGGTCTGAAGCGGATTGTATTTGGCGTAAACGATCTCGTTGTCTTCGTTCTCATAAATCACTTCATAACAGGACGTAAGCTCAAACAAGTCATGTATCAGATCATAGTTTTCCGTATCGTCGTCGTTGTAATTGGTGATGTATTCGATTAAGATCTCCATGCCTCTGGAATAGTTCTCATCCTTCGGCGCTTTATCCAGCAACTGTTCGATCAGCTTGTTTTTCTCTTCGTCCTTGGATGTGTTGACGACATAACGAGGCTTGCCAGCGGTGTAACCCGTTGCCAGATCCGTAATGAACTTTTCAAACGGCAGTTTTGTGACGATCTTTTCCTTGTTTCCGTGTGACCACATCACTTCTGAATCTGTTGCCTGTCTTGTGTATTTCTCATGAAGCTTCTTTCTTTTCTCAAGTACAGGCTTTATTTTATTTACAAGTGACGGGATATCGGCTTCGCTGTACTCCGTTATATTGGCAATTTGGATCATATTTCCTCCTTACATCAGTTTTCTGTTTGATAATACCCATGTATTTGAAATGGTATAGTCTTCGATCATGTATCTGACCGCATCAATCGAGTGATTGTCACGATCGGGATATCTCGATATGAAAATACCGTTTTTGTCCATATCGTATGCGTAACCTTTGAACTCCCTGGCTACATTAGGACAGCGGGCTGGATCGATAACGATTTGTGACAGTTTCTGTAAAAACTTCATGCCATAATCGATCGAGTCAGGCCCTTTTTTTGCTGGCTTCACCCGTAAACCCAGAGACTTCAGTTCAGCTATGGATTTCGGCTCCGCTGAATCGCATGTGATATAGGCGGAACCGACCTTGATCTTCTTGATTTCATCGTATAACTGCTTATTTGACAGCCCTACCTTATAGATTTCGTTGAAAAGATAGAGCTTCCTTCTTGTCTTATCGTAATATCCTTGCACATAGGCGGACGGATCCACGGCAAAACCAAAGTCCAGCCCGTCCAGTATGTTGTCATAACCCTTTAATTCTTCGTCTTTGATCTCTCTTAATTCCAGATTGTCAAAGACTTGTCCGCCTGTGCCTGTTGCCTCACCCAGATATTCATTCCGATAATAAAGCTCGTTCTGTTTCTTTAAGATCTCCGCTTCGATTAAAAAGTCTTCAGACAGCCATTCCTTCGGTACATCAAGATATGTTGAATGATGAACCAGTCTTCCTTCAACGTTCAGCATTCCTTCCGTATTGGCCCAGTTTGAGACGATTTTAGGCGGATTGTATGAATAAAAGACTTTGATATTGTCTCCGCCTCTCATCAAAGACTGCTTAATGGAACGGATGTCTTCCATACCGTAAAATTCGTCCAGTTCCTCAAACCATATGTACTTACAATAGCCCTTGCGGAACTTCGTTGATTTTACTTTTCGGGGATCGTCGCATCCTTTGAAAAGGATCTGCTGGCCTGTTGGCGTGTATGTCATCACCATCGGATTGCGTGTAGCTTTCCAATAGTTCTGAACCCCCAGTATTTCCGTTGCCCATAACATCGTATTGAAAACTGAACCTGATACGGTGTTTTCAACCTTCCTCAATGCCATTGCGTTGGAAAATATTCCGTTGGATGCGTCGATCATCATGTTCAATACTATGTCTATGGCAATAAAGGACGATTTCGTGCTTGAACGTCCGCCTTTCAGCCAGTATTCACGATGGCCGTTGTCGATCGTATCATCCAAAACATCCCAAAAACACGGCGCTATTGTCTCGTAAGCATTGATCATTTATCAGGCCTTTTTAAGACGATCTGCGGGGCTTCTTCGATTGACAGCTTATCGGTCGGTTTTTCTCCCATTGTGTCTCTGATAAGCTCGTATGCCTTCACGTTGCCTTTTAAGGCTTCCTGATACATTGCAACATTGATTGCGGTCTTGTTGTCCAGTTCTTCATCATTGAACCCCAGCGCCCTGATAAAATCCTTCGTCTGTTCGTCTCTGATCGGTAAAGACAAAAGCTTTTCCAGCGTCTCTTTCAGCGTGCGTTCCTTTCGTGCTTTCTCCGCTCTGGCTTTTCCACCTTTTGACCTGATTTCTCGTTGCTCATCCGTTGCACGATCAGCAATATTTACCAGATTTTCTGTGTTCGCCATGTCTTTACCTCCTTTCCTTTTCTAAAATATTCGTTTATTTTCCCTTTTTCTGTTTGCTCATCGGATGTGCATTGTATTTGCGCAATGATGGTCTGACATCAGTATGGATTCCTTGCTCATCCATCTTCATGATGTCTTCAGGTGTATATCCCAGCTTTTTTTGAGCGTATCTTTCAAATTTGCCAAGCAAAACATCATATTTTGCTGGATCGTTCGACTTCCGTAATTCTTCAATAATCCTTGCACGCATGCTCAAAAACGTACCTTCATCAATATCTTTTTTCATAACATAGTTGATATCGTTTTCCAGCCGTTTGTAACCCTGATCGTATTTGTTTTCTTCTTTTACGGTCTTCTGTAAACCTCTGTTTTTGGAGAAAACTGGTGTTTCCCCATCTTTGATAAAAACGTGTGCGCCATGCACCGTTACCCATTTTCCGCTTTGTTCTGCCATTTTCTTGCCTCGCTTGATATTTTCTTTGTGACTGTGATTTCCGCTGTTAAGTCATGTTTAATAAAGGTGCATATCTGTATCTCTGTTGTGCCGTTTATGTCTGATGAAATATTGTCTGCCATGTCTGCTATTTGTTCGCCTATACGGACGATAAGCTTTGACAGTTCTTCTTTCGGATCTTTTAGTTTAAACATTTTTACCATAAAAAAGGACAACCTTTCGATTGCCCTATTTCTTGTCAGATTTCTTTTTTGTTTTTGGTGTTGACTGGTTCCAAATCTTGTTTGCCGTCTTTCTGTCAATATTCATGAACGGTGCATCATATTTGTTGCCTTTCGGTTTTTCTTTTGCCATGTTATTTCCTTTCTTTAATGCCAGGATCTTCCTGAAGAATCCGTCGTATGTGTAGATATCGTCATAGCTCTTCTATCCAGAATTACATGATATCCAGAGTATGGATCATTAACAACATTATACCCGTTATTCAATGCCCATATAGATGTTGCATCGTGCATGCCCATCTTGCTGTACTGTTTTCCCAGTTTTGTGCCTTTTGATATCTCGTTTCTGACTCCCCTGACGGCTGTATCATGTGATACTGTTCTGGCGTTGCTGTTGAGCTTTGCCCTCATTGTGATATTGTTTTTGACTCCGCTTCTGTAAGCCGTTGAATCCGTGTATGAGCTGGCAAAATAAATGCCTTTGCCATACGCTGAACCTCCGCTTCCTGATACGGCTGTAAAGTCACCCTTTGATAGCTGGTTATAGATCTGTTTTGCCGTATAGGAAACGTCTTGCGCCCTGTTATAAACATCATGAACCGTTCTGTATAAGCTGTTTCCAGGGAGCTTATCCAGCGCCGAATCACTCACAACTTGCGGTTTTGCTTCAATATCGGTGTAATAAAGAAGTTTTTGTGTTGCGCT